ATATTCTTGCATTTAACTCCCTCATTGGATTCACCGGCTATGCCTTGCGATTCTTCCTTATTCCTCAGGTGAGTACAATTATCTTCTCTGCCCTTTCGTTCTTTGGTATTGTCAGCGCCTATGTATTCGATTGGATATTTACAAACCAGAAACCAAACGCAATACAACTTGCCGGTGCAATTGCTATTATAATCGCAAACACAGTTCTTGTAACAAAGGAAACCGTCTAAAGATAAGAATAAAATATATTTAAAATGACGCCACGTCCTCCAATGCTACGAAATGGCATCTATGTCTTTTCGTACCGTCCTATTGAACGCTGGGAACGCAAACTTCTGATTGATAATTCCTATTACAATGGCAATCATCAACTCACCACAAAGCCAATTCTTCTTCATGTGAATCGACGTATCCATAATACGATTGAAGTCAATAAAGAATTCAAGGCTCACTATGTGAAGGATTGGTTCATCTATGAATATCAACAGGAACTGAACCAAATCTTTCCCCGTGAGTATACTTGGATGAATATCGAGGCTCCAAATCAGAGTAGCTTTACAACATATATACCTGATATTATCAACTCAGGAGATACTATCATGTTTGATACGCCAACCCCAAAGCATCTAAATTAGACACATAGATCAAGAATAGGATGGCTGCTACACCCGCAAATAGCCTAACCCTTGTAAGTACAGGGCTCGCCGACGCGCGCCTTATGGCTACAAAGGGCAATCCAGATATTCACCAGTTCGTTCACGTAATCAATAAAACGACACGTTGGGCGGCGCAATGGAATAAAGTTGAGTTTGATGGTGCGCCCGAGTTCGGACAACGTGTCTCTCTTACGGTGCCTATAATTGGAGAACTTGTCAATGGAATTACAATTGTGGTCGAGATGCCAGATATTTACGCTCCCCAACTTGCCGCAATTCGTGCTGCCAACCAAGATTACAGTATCCAGACCATTGACCCTAATAATCTAGGAAATTTCTTAGGACCGCTGTTTGGTTGGACAAACAGCCTAGGGCACGCACTTATTCAGCAGATAGAGTTGGAAATCGGCGGACAAATCGTCGAGACATTTGATAGTCGATTGTTAGAAATCCTAGATGAACTCAACGAAACTACCGAATCTGCGCTAGCAAAGAATTTTATGATTAAACGTACCGCAAATGGCTATCAAAGTACGACGTATTTAACTCCGAGCCCTACAAAAGTATATATACCGATTCCATTTTGGTTTTCAAAGCCAGGCGTCCATTCGCACGCGTTACCGATTCAGGCACTCGCAAACGACGGTGTGCGTATTCATGTGACCTTTCGTCCAATCAACCAATTAGTCTATACAGAGGCACGAGCGAATCCACTGACAATTGGGCTCGCAAATACACCTGCCTATACATCTCCCTTCAATCCAATGGTCCAATTCACAGGGTCACCGTTTTGGCAGATAAATCCCCCAATCGGACCAACAGGACCGGTATATACAATGAATGCGAATATGGGGACTACGCCGGTGACCGGTGGACTTGTACCAAATGTAAATATACCGCTGAGATTTTCTCCGATTGCCGCCTATGCTATGATTGAGTATATTTCGTTAGAAGAGCAGGAGGCAATTGCCTTTCGAAGTGCCGAAATTACGTATCAAGTCCAACAACATTTTGCGATTCCGGTCGAGCAAACGTTGGGACAAACCGAATTTCATTTGGACGTACCGTATTCAAATCCTACAAAGGAACTTTTATGGGTATTACAGCGACCTGAGGCAGCCTTGTATAATGCGTTTTTCCTATTTACACGGGATTTATATCCGGTACTTCCACCCCAACCGGTCGGCACACAACCAGCGCCAACCAATCCGTGTACGATTCCGTGGTGGCCGAATGCCATTCTTTTGCCAACAAAGGACACCAACTGGCAAATTCAACCTGGATTCTATAATGCGTATTCTGAGCCCTTAGCCGGCGCCGCGCTACATTATAATTCGTATGAGCGTTTCGTTCACGATGGTGGTAGTTTCTTCCGTTCCGTTGTTCCGTCGCAGTATTTTGTAAAATCGGCGTGTATAGATCGTTATATTTACGCCTACGCGTTCGGTCAAAAGAACGACCGGTTAGAGTACGTACCGAAAGGTGTAGCAAATTGGGATAAAATTGCTCGTAAAGAACTGTATTTAACACTCAATAAGGCAAGAGGCGGTGGCGCACCGCCAAATTTAAATGTTTATGCGTACGTGACAATATGGAATATTTTCAAGGTATATGGTGGGCGCGGTGGTATGTTATTCAGTAACTAAACACTAACTACAAAAAAATTGACAATAAATCAAATGTATTATCAATTTGTAACAACACAATGTACATCGGATATCCAATTAGCCTAAAGACCGCCTTTACGATGTTTGGCTACCGACAGCCTATGGAAGATGCCCAGCCCCGCTATAATGTACTACGGGACCATCTTGCCAAGCACGATCTAGACCTTTACTTTTACGACAAGAACGTCTATATTCTAGGTATGCTAGTGAACGAGTTTCACGCAGGCAATGACATCCACTATTCGGTTAGCGATGCATTTGAAGTTATGATTGCTTATAAGCATAAGGTCACTGCGGCACTGAAGGCAGCCGACGCAAATATGACAGAGTTTACTATTGAGGTGATGGAGGGTGAGCCAACCAAGGTCATGAACCCGCAGCCGTACGTCATTACTTAGGTATTCGCAATTGTTTCAATGTTACTTCAATAGGTTTTTTTGATCCACGAGGTAGATTTACCGTAGCGATCCGACCGTAAGCGGCAAAACTGACAGTTCCGTTCCAGCAGATCCCGTCTTTGATATACAAATCAAAGTGTGCTTTGAGTTCTTGGACCTCGGGGGATACATATGGAATACCTAAATCAACTGTGAGTTTCTTCAAAACCGCAATTGATTCTTTGAGCCGATCTGCTTGGGGTTTCTCTGAAATTACAGAGTCAGGCTGAGACATTTAACCAAACATAAGGAAAAAAGTGTTACTTGCTACCGCCATTTTCAGGAATGGGACCTGAAACGGCACAGGTGCTGACACAGACATTCATACCATGGTAATAATCGTACTTGTTCTCAAATGACGGGAAGTTTTTGATACAACTGCTTGTTGTATAACAGCACGATGTGCTTAACTTTCCACAATCGCCGCCGGCGTTATTCTTTACAAATGTCTGATATTGATTATTATAAATTGCTTGCGCCTTCCTTTTACGAATTGTATCGGAGGCGTCCATCTAGTTAGGGTCATGGAAATTCTGGGTGATATTTACGGTAGCCTCCCGCTGACGAGACGTGCTAAAGGGAGAGGATAATACATCAGCATCCCGCGCTGTTGTATTACGACTGAGGAAGAACCCGTGCTGGGTGCCGAGCGCCGTTACATTGCTTACCATTCGGGTTAGCATTTCAACGTCTTCGTCCACCATCGGTTCCTGTTGCCGACGAACATCATCAAGCATTTCGTCGACCTGGGCTTGTAGACGAAGAATGAAAGAGCGCCCAGCAGCCGGTGAAAGAGCTAGACGATGCTCTGCAGCGGTAAGTTGATTTATAGCACCAGTGTAGTCGCGTCGTGCAAGCATCTCAGATACATTTGTCATAGTGTGGACAAGTTGGACCCGCTGGACCTGCTCTTCCATCTCCATCATATCGAGTCCGGTTAGAGACGGTGTAACAACACAACTTTGCCGAGTTCCGTCCTCCGTCCACATAAGCTGGACTGGTGCGCAGTGACCCCGAAAGACAACCCACTGTGGCTTATTCGCAATGAGCGAGCCAACATTATATACTTCAGGACGCGAGGCATCTACACCAAGTTCAAGACAGTGACCTCCCGTAGAGGACGTCAGGCGGGCATTGGAACCGACCTGATCGATAAGACCACCAACAATATCGCCAATAATGGCAGGAATAAGTTCGGTTGCATCGGCGTAAGTATAGGAGCCACAGCTCTTTACTGCCATATCACGGAGCATTGCGGCGTTATGCGATGTGCCGAATCCAAGGGTATTAATCGGCGTGCCAGCAGCTACACGAGCCGAGAGCAGCCGTAGCAATCCTGTAGAGTTCGTAATTCCCATATTGACATGTCCGTCGGTCATTAGGAAGACAGCGTCAATCGGTGCATACTCACCGACTTCACCGAGCTCTTCAATAGCCGCCTCCATATTTGTACCACCGTCCGCTGTCAAGCGATCTACAATACGATGAATATCTGTCTTGGCACGGAGGTTCATATTGGCACCATTAACAACCACGGATGCTGTACTAGCATACTGAATAATCGTAAGCATATCTATCTCCTCCATACGGTCAATCAGCAGATGTAGGGTACGAATAACGGCGGCTAGAGGTTCTCCATCCATACTTCCACTGGTATCTAGTAGTAGGGCAATATGGTAAGGATTCCGCGCCCCTGGAC